CTCTTACTAAATTCTTCAACTTTTCCAAGTTGATCAAAAGTAGCATCACAAGGATGTGATGATAATAATTTGAAAATAGAATTATGTAAAGGAAGCAACATCCATTGGGTCCAATAATCAGAAATTGCGAAGACTCTCACTTTACCCGCTGCTTCCAGTTTAGTCGAAACCTTACCAACTCTTAAACGAGGAACTATGTGTTTAATCACATAATCCAAAGTTAAGGGTTTATCCTTATCCGGAGCCGGTCCATCATAATCTATTTTAGAAATAGATAAATTTGTATAGGCTTCATAGGGAACCTTTCCTTGAGAAATTTCTTTCACAAGTCGAGAGGCGGTTTCTTGTAACAAAGGAAACACTGTTTTGAAGTTCTCCGAGTTAAAACCCAGAGCTTCTTTAGACAAGTGACTTTCCATAGCACGGTGAAGATCCCACAAGGGAACTTTACGTCCTACTAAAATAGCTAATGCATCCCATGCAGCCCCTAAAAACGAAATTTTCGCATTAGGACCCGCTGTTAATGGCATAGGTATTTCTTCGCTATCTGCAAATAAGGTTGGTTTAATACCAAAAGGATTAAAACGACTCCAGAATAAACCCACTTTTTTATCTACTTCTGTCCAATCTTCAAATAATTGAAGTTGAAAAGGTAAATACTTTTCTAATTTAGGAGTAATAACTCCCAAATCTTTGGCGGAATTTATTAAAGGTCGTTTAAATCTAGGAGCTTCGATACTAGAGAAATCAGGATCTTTATAGATCCCAGAGAACCCTTTATAAACACTTAACAGTGTATTAAGGACTCTAATTTTATTAGTATCTCCATTTCGTATAAAACTTCTAAAATAGGAAGGTATATGCGCAGGAAGTCCATTTACTAGTTTAACTCTCTGACCCAACCCTTGGGTAGTGGTCATAGGAGTACCAGCAATGTACTGAAGAACTACAATCGAGTCTATTTTTAAGGTTAAAATAACCTGATTAATACCTCGAGTTGTAAATCGTTTATTTAAAGACTTACTTAATCTCCATATATTCTTCATCCCGAATCGGGATAAAGGTAATCCAAGCCAAGACATTATATCTCTATAATAAATTGGTATGAATTGATCGAAATTTCTTTCGAACTCTATCATAGATTCTTTTATTCTCCATCCGGAGATCAAGGTTAACAACTTAGAATTGTTGGAAACCCAACTATCTAAGGGGGGTGTCTCTTTCGAACCTTTATCGGTAGAAGGAAAACGAGATCTAACTGATGATTCATCATCATCAGGAGTAGATAATACATCTAATTCAACATCATTAGACATTGCTGTAATAACGAGTTTATTATAATGTTTTTCGTCTAAATATAGAAGAAGATCTTTAGTATTCGGATCTCTAACTACATATCGTCCCGATGCTCTTAACCAATTAATTTTATTGATTAAGTTTTCAATTGAAACTGAATAGTTAACAAATGTTGCTTTCATTTTTATATTGATATGACATAGTAAATCGTCATTAGATTATTTAATCTAGACTATTTCGTCTTTAAAAAGCACCTTTTAAGCATGTTAGGATTAATGTTCTAACTCTTAAAGTTAGGGTACCTCAAGTAAGACAGTGTTACATATTACAAGTATCGTATGAGATGGGTAACATGATAAATAATCGTATATATTAAACTTTTAATTTAATACGTATTATAAGTCAGCGTGATCCATAATGGCTAAACTTAGATTCCTAATTATTCTCAACAAATGAAACGGTTGTAATATGTCCCTTCGGATCTCCTTTAAGGTATAAGTCTTTTTAGGCTCTAATAGTAATAAATTATTAGTGTCTAACTTATATTTAAAATTGGTCGATGGATTTTATTATGAACCTACTCCTCTTTGCACGCTTGTCAGCGTGGGGAGCAGATATCTCAATATGGTTTTAGACCACAGAGAGGTTCCCTGCAGTTTCCTACAGTTTATACTCTCACTCGTATAGAGATTGAACCCTTTGGGAAAGGTTAAGAAATTTAAATTCC